TGCAACAGTCGATAGTTTAATTTTCTACGGCGTTGCATATTGGCGCGTTACAAGTTTGTATGCAGATGATGGACGTCCCTCAGGTTTTGAGTGGGTCGCTAATAACCGCGTAACTTATACAACAAACAAGTACGGCACAGAGATAGAAGATTATTTTGTCGATGGTGAGAAAGTACCTATGGGCGGTATCGGATCTCTTGTAACTTTTCAATCACTTATTCCGGGCGTTTTAGATACGGCATCTACAACAATTAAAGCTGCTTACGATGTGCAACGCGCTGCAGCTGTAAGCGCAGCTACTCCAATGGCTACAACAGTATTAAAAAATAATGGCGCTGATTTACCTGAGGCACAGATACAAGGTTTGTTAGCAAGTTGGAAGGCTAGCCGCGCCTCACGTAGTACGGCGTACTTGACCTCAACTCTTAGCGTAGAAAATGTTGGTTTTAGTCCTAAAGATATGGGCTACGTAGATTTTAGCCAATACCTCGCTACTGAAATTGCGCGCTCAATGAACGTACCGGCTTATTACATTTCTGCCGATATGAATAACTCTATGACTTATCAAAATATTTTAGATGGCCGTAAAGAGTTTGTGGCTTATTCACTACAGCCTTATATCTCAGCTATTGAAGATCGTTTATCTATGAACGATATTACAAACTCTGCTAACGAAGTTCGATTTGCCGTCGATGACTCTTTCCTACGAGTCGATGCTAAGGAACGCTTAGACATTATTGAAAAGATGCTAAACCTCAATCTAATTGACGTAAATCAAGCTCGTCAGATGGAACAACTCACACCGCTAGGAGATGCAAGTGCTACTAACGTTTAATCAGGAAATACAAGCTGCAGATACAGAGCGTCGAGTAATCTCGGGACTTGTTGCACCATACGGCGAAATTGGTTTTACAAGTGCAGGGCCCGTAATGTTTGAGCGCGGATCTATTACTTATGCTGAGGCATCTAAGATTAAATTACTTATGCAGCATCAACAAGATAAGCCGGTAGGTCGCGCTATTTCATTTAGCGAGGGAACTGGTCCGGATGGTATTTACGGATCCTTTAAGTTATCTAACAGCACCCGGGGACAGGATGCGTTAGTACTAGCTCAGGAAAACCTAGTAAGTGGCTTATCCGTAGGGGTGGATGTAACTGCCTCTAAGCCTATGGGTGATTACCTGTTAGTAACGGCTGCGGTCCTCAAAGAGGTTAGCCTTGTTGAGAGCGCGGCCTTTTCTAGCGCATCCGTAACTGATATTGCAGCCGCACGAGCAGCGCTCGAGGCAGCTACAAGCACAAAAGAAAAAACAACAACGATAAATACGACAATCGTAGAAATCGAAACCGAAACAGAAACCGAAAGCGAGGATGCTGTGACTACAGCCCCTGAAAATACACCTGAGGAGACTCAGGTAGATACACCGGTCGAGGCTGAAAAGGTCGAGGCCGCTCGTAAGATTATCCGTCCATCAGTACTTGACTCACAAAGAGTACGTACACCAATTACTTCAATGGGTGCATACACAGAGCACAAAATTAAGGCAGCTCTCGGTAACGAGGACTCAAAGCTCTATGTAACCGCAGCCGATGATAGTTTTTCTACCAACCCTGCATTTAACCCAACTCAGTACCTCTCAGAGTTCCCAACTAACACACGTTTTGGCACACCTGCTATTGACGCGTGTTCACGTGGCACACTCCCAACAAACGGTATGACTATTAACGTGCCTTCTCTCGTTACATCAGCGGGCGGCGGTACAGGCGTAGCACCTGTTGTAACAGTAGAGGCTGAGGCTGGAGCTGTACAAAATACAGGTATGGAAACTGCTTACCTCACAGGTACAGTAAATAAGTACGCAGGTATGAACACAATCAGCGTTGAATTGCTAGAACGCTCAGATCCTAACTTTTATGCTGAGCTAACAAACCAACTGCAAAATGCTTACCTCAAGACACTTGATACAACAGTATTAAATGCTCTTATCGCAGCGGGTCAATACAGCTCAGGATGCGATGCAGACTCAGGCGGCATTATCGAGTTTGCCTCAGATGCAGCACGTAAGGTTTACGAGGCTACAGGTTATTTTGCTAATAACTATATTGCTAACGGTTCACAATGGCAGCTACTTATGGGCAGCGTGGATAGCACGGGCAGACCAATTTATTCGGCATCTCAACCGATGAACGCGGGAGGATCTACATCACCGGGCTCAATTCGCGGTAACGTGCTAGGACTTGATCTATACGTAGATAAGAACTTCACAGCTACTACAACACTCGACGATAGCGCAGTAATTCTTGCGCCTGAGGCGTTCACTGTTTATCAGTCACCAACAGCGTATATGTCTGTAAACGTAGTATCTAACTTGCAAGTGCAGGTAGCGATTTACGGTTATATGGCAACAATCGCAAAGATGCCTAAGGGCATCGTTAAGTTCAACCTGAACTAACAACAAACTAATAGTCGGGAGGGCTCTTAGCCCTTTGAGCTCTCCCGGCCCATAGTTAGAGAGGAGCAGACAAGTGCCAGCTACATACGTCACCGAGCAAGAGCTTAGAGATAATCTAGGAATAGGCGATTTATATGCGGATAGTATTATCGAGGAGTGCTGCCAGTCTGCTCAGGATATTCTTAACCAATTTTTATGGTTTGACTCCGCGCCGGTAGTGGGGACCACGTTACAAAATAACGTAGCTACCGTAATGATTGCTAACCCGGCTATTTTTGCAACCGGTCAAAGCGTTACCTTAAGTGGGTGCGGAGCTACTTTTAACGGTACTTACACAATTACCGGCACTATTCCGTGGAGCACTGGCACTACAAACCTAATCCCTGCTATTAGTTGGAATACGAACGTATGGAATTGGCCTAACGGATATAGCTTTATTCAGTTTGCTAAGACTGCAGCTAACGTTAATTTCTCTCGCGTATTGCCTTACGGCTCTGCAGTAGGAGCGGATACAAAAACAAACAGCTACGCAACAACGCCTGCAGTCCGTGAGGCGGCGATGATCCTAGCCGTAGATATTTTCCAAGCTCGACAAGTCAGCCAAACAGGCGGCGTATCTATCGACGGTTTTAGCCCAAGTCCCTACAGGATGGGCAACTCAATGATCGGCAAAATACGAGGCCTTATCGCAGGCTACACAAACCCCGGGGCTATGGTCGGATAATGCCTGCCCCGATTACTACGCTCCGTGCGACTATTGCAGCGGCTTTAGCTAATAACAACGTGTGGAATACCTACGATTTCCCGCCTCCAACTATTACAGCTAATAGCGTTATCGTCGCGCCTGCAGAAAGTTATTTAACCCCGAGCAATAACACAAATATCTCTATATCACCTTTAGCAAACCTAAAAATTATTATGACGGTGCCGATGCTGGACAACAAGGGCAACCTCAACGGTATCGAGACTCTGGCCTGTGCAGTATTTAAGAAATTGGCTAACTCAAATATCGTAATGAATATTGGCAGTATGTCGGCTCCCTCAGTACTTAGCGTACAAAGCGGAGACCTCTTAACGGCCGATTTTAGTATCAGCGTATTAACTAGTTGGGAGTAAACAAATGAGCTACACAGATGAGGACATAGCGTTTTTAATCAAAATCGGACAGATAACCGAGGCTGATAAAAAAGTAACAAAGGCAGTACCCGCACCTATCGAGAAAACAGAGGAATAAGAACAATGGCAATTTATTTAAGCAATACGGTTCAGGTAACTCTGAACTCGGTAGCGCTAACAGATCACGTAACTAGCGCCACAATTAACCGCGTTTTTGACGAGCTCGAGGTTACAGCTATGGGCGATACAGCTCATAAGTTTGTTAAAGGCCTTGAGGCAAGCACTATCACTTTGGATTTCCTAAGCGACACAGCAGCCGCAAACGTAAACGCAACGCTACAAGCTGCGTGGGGTACAACAGTGCCTATTACTCTCAAACAAACAAGCGCGGTAACGTCAGCAACTAACCCGCTATACAGCACTACTATTTTGGTAAACAATACTCAAGATATTAACGGCGCTGTAGGCGATATTGCTACACAGTCAATTACATTTACTTGTAACTCACCAATCGTAATTACTACATCCTGATAACAAACTAAGGGGCAAACAATGGCTAAGTTAAAAGTAACAAGGGCAGACGGAACAGTTGGAGAGTATCCGATTACTCCGTTGGTCCAATATGGTTTTGAGATTTACGCTAAAAAATCGTTTTACTCGGCGTTTACTCAGGAACAGAAATTAACGGACATCTTTTGGCTTGCGTGGGAGTGCATCCGTAGATCCGGAGAGACCGTACCTATGTTTGGCGAGGAGTTTATTAAAACTCTAAGTAACGTGGACGTGCTTGATGATGACCCGCTCTCGGGCGGGACTCTATAACTTTTCTCATTGCTAAGTTAAGTGTGAGGTTAGGAGTCTCGCCACAGGCGTTGTTAGAGATAGATGAAGTAATGCTGAGAAGTTTGATAAAGGTTTTACAAGATGATGCTAAGGAGATTAAAGATGCCCGTCGTAGAGCTAAGAGGTAATGCAGACCTACGCAAAGCCCTACGCGCTTTTGCTCCTGATCTTGATAAAGAATTAAAAACAGAATTACGCAATGCTTTACAGCCTGTAGTAAGAAAAGCCAAAGGGTACGTAGTCTCTAACCCTATGCGTAATTGGAATAACAACGCCTCCGAGGCGGCTACTTTTCCACGTTACAACGCTTACGAAGTAAGCAAGGGTATTGGCTTTACTACAGGCGTATCTAAAGTCAATAAAAACGGCTTTAGTAGTATGGCGAGGATATTTAATAAAACAGCTGCAGGCGCTATTTACGAGCAAGCCGGCATAGTGGACCCAGGCGTAGGTAGGCCGTGGGTAGGCCCTAAGGGTCCTCGAGGTAATAAATACTCACACGCTAATTGGGAAGGTGCGGGCGAGCAGTTTATTAAAAACCTACCTCCGCTTACCTCAAGCCTTAAAGGCCGAGGCCGTTTAATTTACCGTGCGTGGGCTGAGTCTAAAGGTGTTGCAGAAGGCGCTGCTATGAAGGCGATAGATAAAGCTACCTTTACTTTTATGCTCCGTAATAAAACCGAAAGATTTAGGAGGGCTGCATAATGGCATTTCCTGAGATCCTATTAGGCTCTAAGTTTGATGCTAAAGGCTTTAAGCAAGCTGAGAGCGCAGTAAATAAATTAAATAGTGGCGTTAAAAATCTAGCTAAAACCTTTGGCGTTGCCTTTGGCGCAGCTGCGTTAGTTACTTACAGTAAGCGAGCCATAAAGGCTTTTGCGGATGACGAGAAGGCCGCACGATCTCTTGCACTTGCACTAGCTAATACAGGTAATGCTTTTGCCTCTATTGGCGTAGAAAAGTTTATAGATGATTTACAGCGTACTACCGGCGTGCTCGATGATAATTTAAGGCCAGCATTTCAGACACTTGTTACAGCTACAGGGGACGTTACAAAGTCTCAAAAGGCGCTAAGCCTTGCGTTAGATATAAGCGCAGCTACAGGTAAAGATTTAGGGTCAGTCTCATCCGCGCTAGCCAAAGGTTTTACAGGGCAGACCACAGCTCTTAGCAGACTAGGCGCAGGCTTATCTAAGGCAACTCTCGCATCCGGTGATATGGATGCAATTATGACCGAACTTAACGATAAGTTTTCAGGACAAGCTACTGCGGCGGTGCAAGGTTACTCAGGTCAAATAGCGCTACTTAATGTGGCACTAGCTAACTCAGCTGAGATTATTGGTAAGGATTTACTGGACTCTATAAACCTAATCTCAGGTGCTAACGGTATT